CCGTCTGTTGTTTGGCTAGTGGTTAAAATACCACCACCATAAACAGATACATATTCAGGTGTTTCAGTAGCTACAACTTCTTCCAAAAGTATATATGAGTATTGGCTTGAACTATTAAAGTCGTATAAATATATCTGACCTTGTGAACTTTCATTAACAGTAGTTCCTCTGCTTAACGATGAAAAATAAGTTATATTTTGATTAGCAATGTCATAATGAGAAGTGTGCATATAAATATTCATTCTCGCACTATCATAATTAGCATTACTATCAGCAGTTCCACTAACTGTTAATCTTATATTTGGAACTGCACCGTCATTACTCATATAAACATTTCTATAAGTAACTAAATAAATATCATCTGTATTTATTGCAAAATTATAAGATGAGCTACCACTAGAGCCACCACCTAGAGTTACAGTAGATACTGCACTTGATATTTCAAAATGGTCAACTTGGACTAAACTTCCTGCCATTATTTATCAACTGCCAATCCATAAGTCCTAAATGTTCCACTAGCTAAAGGTCGTGAGCTATCACTTTCTATTGCTTGAAAACCTGTAATACTTGTATTTACTTTTAAAACTGCCCCACCGTGCATATTTGTATGGTAACTTCCACCATACGCTTGAGAATTTTGTATAAGTAGTTGTGTATATTGACTTGAATTAAATGGATTAAACACCCAAAATGATGACCCTGCAACTTCAGGCGATTGGTCTGTTGTTTCACTAAAAGCTCTATAAATAACACTATTACTTGCTGAGGTAGTATCTACATAAGCTAACCACGATAGCATTAGTCTATAGCCATAGGTGTAGCTTGAAGAAGAAATAACACTTCCTGCTGAATTAATTAATCTCATATTCACATCAACATAAGTTGTTCCTGTAAGTGATAAATCTGTGCAAGTAATTCTATAAATATCAAAGTCTGAAGAAAATACATCTGTTATATTAATAGAGCTAACACTAGAAGTAACCTTAGTTTCATCAATCAATCTTAAATTACTCATAGCTGTTTAATTCCATAAAGTTTTATATTAAAAGAAGTAAAATCATTGCTACCACTTCTCATAATTCTTATTCCGTCAACAACACTTGCTTGTGGTAGAGAGCCACCACCAAATCTATAAGATGTAAATGCTGTTCCTGAAGCAATCATAATTTCGTTATAACTCATAGTTTTATATTTAGAGCCAATACCTAAACCATATAAATAAACATTTGCATTAAATTCTCCTGCATTTGAGTTTTGAAATTCTATTTGCATATATTCATAGTTTTGTTGTCTTTGTTCTCCTTGTGCTGCAGGTGCTTCAAGATATTCAATAGCATAATCATATACCCCTGCTGTTTCCCAAGTTCCTGCCTCTCTTAGTTGAATGCCTATCCGACCAATACCAACTTCAAAGCCAAATCTTCTTATTTGCAAAAAGTGAACATCATATTCTGTTTCCTTAATAGAAGTAAAGTCAATATTACTAACATCTCCAGAATGGTTTGCTTCTGCTATTAACTCTAAAGAGCCACCCCAATTACCATCTTTGGTTAAAGCAGTAATATCATTTGGATTATATAAACCAATATTCTTTTTTACATTATTTGGTTGTGTACCTATATAGGACATAAATTACCCCTTTAGGTTTGTTTCAAATAAGCTAAATTAAAATCCACACTTGAAGCTGCACTTGCAAGTCCTTGCATAGTGTCGCCTGTTTCTAATACAAGTTTAGTTGACATTGTGATCGTAGTTCCAAATGGAAGTGAAACATCATTTAAAATTTTTCTTAATGATCCACCCGATTTGGTAATACTAAGATCAACTGTAACATCTGCACTAGATCCACTTATATTAGATAAAGTTAAACCTATAACTGTTTCAGTTGTGCTAGAAGCTACTGCGTCTAAAATAGCTGTGCTACCTGTTCCTAAAACACCTTGTACTGAATGTAATGTATCGGCCATATTATTTCCTTTCCTAACTTAGCGCTATTACTAAACCTAATGAAACACCACCTGCTAATCCTGCGATGTCCCCTGCTGTTGTTTTCTTTAAATTATTACTATCATCTACATCAGCCATTAAAATAACATCTCCACTAGCCACTGTTGCTGAAGTCGCTAATGTAGGTGCTACTAATAAAGTAGAAGAAAATGCTCCCGAAGTTGCTGTTGCACCACCCGATAAACCCGAAGTAGCACTTGTTGTTATAGTTACACCTGTTATATCGCCGTCGCCTATATAAGAAGCCCAAGATGATCCATTATAAAATTGAAGTACATTTGTATCTGCTAAATAACAGAACATGCCTTCTTCTGGGCTACTTACTGCACTATCTCTAGCAGTTGAATTAGCGAAAGTCATTATTACTTGCTCTTGTACATAATTATTAAAATCAGAAGCAGAAACTAAGTCTCCTGTTGTCCATACTTTATAACCACTAGGCATATTTATTCTCCATTAATTAAACTGTTTCTTTCATCTTAGCACTAAGTATAAGCGAAACGAGTACCCTCGCCAATTTTTGCTTGTCCCATTACCCAACCTGATGATCCCGCAGGACTTAAAGTAAGTGAATAGTTCCAAGTTTGGCTACCACTTCTAATGTCATGATTAATACTTTCTATCCATACCTCATCAGTAAAAGTTGATCCATTTGGATTAGTTACATTTACTTTTACTCTATCCCCAAATCCAAGTCCTAATACCTTTGCCCATAAAGAAGTATCTTCTCTAGGATTTATAGTTAATGTATCAATTCTCTCAATAGGAAGTGCAGTTTCACTTAATTTTTGATCTATAATAGACTTCACATTTCCGTCTGAAGTGTTTTTAGTTGTTTGTGTTGAAGTTTTAGCTGTATATCTATTAACACTATCAGCGTCTGCTACATATTGAGCACTTCCTCCTGTTCTTGTCCACTCATAAACATTTAATACTTCGTTTGTATCAAAAGAAGTAACAACATCAGTATATGGTAAATTGCTACCCGAATTATCAAAAGTCGCTTGAACATTGATCGCTTTAGTATTACTTAGCTTATAATCTCTATTTCTAAAAGTAGCTTTTCCGTCTGGTCCCATAAAAAATTGAGCATTTTCTGCTACTTCACATTCTCTCATAGCCGCCAATAGATTTGTAGTTAGAGCTTGTTGTTGTATGTTCATTGTTCCTGTGTTGATTGTTCTTAAAGAACTAGGGAAGCCAATAGAATTTAATAAACGAGTTAGTCTTACTGATGTCAATTCTGTTGCGTCATCATAACCAAGTCTTGTAGAACTTCCAATCTCTGAAAATCCTGCTTGTCCTATTTTCCAACCAACTGATTGAATTGTTTGACTTTGAAATATTTTAAAAGCGTCTATCGATCTAAATGTTACAACACTATCTGCCCCCAAAGCAGGATAACTTACAGGTATTTGATCTAAAAAGCCATAATATAGATCATAAGTACTGCTGTCATGAACTGCACGAACTCTTACAGGTTTTAATGGTTGTATTTTAGTTCTAGCATTTGCACTATCATAATAAAATGTAGTTTGAGTTGGATTAAATCTATTATCAGCGTTACTTAATAAAAGTTCACAAGATCCTGCTACGAATTGCCCCATTTCATTTGATCTACCACGCCTTATATTTATTCCTCTTACATAAGCAGATACATCTGTAAAGGTAATTGAACTATCAAATGGCTCACTATCAAATCCTATTTCAACAGTAAGAGTTACATCACTATCAAACGCAACTGACATTAAATTAAGACCTTAATACCACGCTTTTGAGCTTGTATCATTGCATTAGCAACAGCGTCTGAAATTTCATTACTGCTAGATAAAGCACCACCAACATTTACAACGATAGAATTATTAGTATTTGTGATCACACCACTAGAGTCCATTGTTCCTATTCCACGACCAACAGGACTTGAAACCTTAGAGGGATCAATAGATCCGTCCTCACTAAAAGTTTCACTTGTTGCAACACTACTCGGTGTTATTGGTGGTGTTCCACTTGTTCCACCTCTAATAGCGTTAAGCGTAGCATAATATCCCTTTACTAAGTCATCAAAACTACCTAACCCAAGTTCTACCATTTGCTGAATTGCAGTAGTGAAAGATTTTAAATCCTTTTGTTCTGCAAGTGCGTCATCTAATTCTTTTTTAGCTAAAGCCATTTCCATAAGGTTTTGAGGTGTATCGGCAGTAGCTTCATTTAATTCTCTTTGAGCCTCTGCAAGTTCCAAAGTTGCTTGTTTTAAGGCTTCTTCTGCCTTTAACACATCATCTTGTGCTCTCTCTAAATCTTGTTGGGCTCTTATTTCCTCTCGTGTTGCAGATGTACTCGCTAATCTTATTTCTTCTAATTTTCTTTTAGCTAATTCAAGTTCTTTCTCTTGAAGTGTATTTCTATCTTCTTGTTCTGTTAATTTCCTTACAGCTTCTTCTTGTCTTAATATTGCAATTTCTTCTTCTAAAGTTACTTTTTTAGAAATTTCTTTTTGTTTATTTAAAGCTGTTTCTGCTTCAAGTACTTTTTCTTCTGCCTTTGTTACTTTTGTTTCTGCTTCAATTTTTTTAGTTAATATTTTATTTCTTGCTGTTTCTAAGTCTGCAATACTTTCGTTAATATCTTTAATAGCCTGCATAGCATTTATAACTCTGCTTAAAGTAGGTAATGCTTTTTCTTTGCGTTCTTTATTTAAAGCTTCTTCAGCTTCATCTAATTCTTCAATAGACTCAGTTAAACCATCAACTGTTGTCTTAGATAGAGCCCATTCAACTTCTAATCTTTCAGCATTTCTCCTTGCATCTGTTTGTGTTATATTAAAGTCGTGTAATGCTTGATCAATATCAACATAAGACTTTCCAAAATTTGCTCTTTTTATATTTGCTTGGGCCTCTTCATAAGCACTTACAAAACTTGTTCCTCGTTTAAAAGCAGGATTTAAGTAACTTAAAACCTTAAACAGTCCGTCAAAACCTCTTAGTAAGTCTTTAATATCATCAGGTGCTCTACCACTTAATACATCTAAAAAGGCATTGGTTGATTTTATTGCTTCTAACATAGCAGGCTCGTATTCTTCAATAATCGCTAAACCGAGATCAATAAATTTATCTTTCGCTAGTCCTAATTGTGCTTTTAAACTCTCTAATTGATTATCAGCAACTTCTTCTGTAACACCTGCACTATCTCTTAAAGCTTTTTCATAATTTCTTATTTGATCACCTGCACCACTTAATATTTTTACAGCGTCAGCAACACCACGATTAAGTCCTAATTGATCTAAAGTAGCAGCTTTCATTTCGTCAGACATAGGTCCAAGAACTGAGTCTAATTCTTCAATAATGTCTGCTACATTTCTCATATTCCCTTCTGCGTCAAACATTTCTAAGCCAAGAGCCGCAAATTCACTCTTATTTTTAGCTGTTGCTCTTGGTATGTCTCTCAGAACTTGGTTTAATTTATCTCCTGCCTCTGCACCTTTTACACCTCTATCAGCGAAAGCCGCTAATACAGCAACACCCTCTTCTATGTCTTTATTTACTACTTTCAAAGCTGCACCCGATTTTGTAGTTAGTGCTTCAGAGAATTGTTGAACAGAAGCGTTGGCTAATGTATTTGCTTTTACTAAAACATCAGTAACTCTTGTTAAATTAGCTAAGTTTTCTCCTGCGTCTGATACAGTCAAACCTAATGCTGATTGTGCGTCTGTTGCTAAATCTGTTGCAGTAGCCATATCAAACATACCTGCTTGTGCGAATTTTGCTACTTGTGGTAAAGCTGCTATTGATTGTTGAGCATTTAAACCTGCTGAAGCTAAGAAGAAATATGCTTCTGCTGATTGTTCGGCTGAAACTGCTGTTACTGAAGCAACATCTCTTGCTGTTTGAGCCATTGCTTTTTGTTCTGAAACACTTGTCTGCATAATTGCAAGTGATTGCACCATTTTGTCATTAAATT